TCTCTCCCCCGCCGCGCAGGCAATTGCCGACGCTGCTATTGAATGGGAAATCAATCCCGAGTGTTATTCACGCGAAATTGCTGTTTCCGTCCTCCGCGCCTTAGCAGTGCGTATCAAAGGTGCTGACGCTATTCGTCAAGACGTACTCGACATTGCCAACGAGCTGGAAGAACAATGAACGACCCAATCAACCCTGACCACTACACGCAAGGCGGTATTGAATGCATCGAGGCAATCCAAGCAGCACTGACCCCGGACGAGTTTCGGGGTTACTGCAAAGGTCAGGTCATTAAGTACATCTGGCGCGCTGAACACAAAGGCAACCCAGCCCAAGACATGCGCAAAGCTAACTGGTACATGCAGTGGCTGATAAATTAAACAAAGGCCGCAACTTTACGGTCAACATCCGCATGAGCCGTGAAGAGATTGAAGCAGCTCGCAAATTAGGCGACGGCAACATTAGTATGGGCTTCCGTCATGCCATACGGTATGCCTGCTGGAAGGACATGAAACCAGTCAAGCTCAGTACCATGCTGCGCAGTGCAGCCGTCATGGCACAAAACCTAGAAGATGCCCGCCGTTCAAACACCGTGCCCGAAATGTAACAGCTACTGCACCTATGTGGTCCTGACAAAACAAAACGACGGCATAATTTACCGCCGTCGCAAATGTAAACCCTGCGGTCATCGCTGGTACACGTTTCAGCCTCAAGAGCAATTTTTACCCAATCACCTCATCACCTGGACCCATGATTCTGTGCGACACCGAGATCAATGACCTTATCGCACAAGGCATGGTGCAACATCACCAGCCGGAGCTGATCAATCCCGCCAGCTTGGACCTGCGGTTGGGTGACTTGATCATGCTTGAATCAGTGGAATCGCATCAGATGATTCCGCTGTCGATCAAGGACTACACCGCCGAGCATCCGTACGAGCTGGTGCCAGGGCAGTTCATCCTTGCGCAGACGATTGAAACGTTCTCAATGCCTGAGGATGTCGCTGGGTTGTTTTTCCTTAAGTCCAGCCGCGCCCGTGAGGGCTACGAAAACCTGCACGCTGGTTATGCCGATCCTGGGTGGCACGGCAGCGCATTGACGCTTGAGCTGAAGAATGCACGCCAGTTGCAGCCGCTGCCGGTGTATCCGGGCTTGAAGATCGGCCAAATGGTATTCTTCCGCATGAGCCAACGCCCGGCGCTGAGCTACGCGCTGACTGGCAGCTACAACAACGACCAGCTTGTGTCAGCCTCTAAGCAGTTCAGCAGCCGCAGCCAGATGCCACGGTTCAACGCTGCATGAGCGCATCGCTTCAGCGATTAACCACTTGATCTGTGATCGCTGGCTGGCCTCTTGCTCAGCCAGCAACAGTGCATACTCCAGCAATGCGTTGTAGTCCTTTGCTGCATGTAGCTCGCGCAACATCTGGGCATTAGCTGCGCCGTGAAATTGTGCTTCCATTGTGTGAACCAACGGATTCATCATGTCTGACAGCATCAAGGACTATCTCAACAGTATCGCCAAGTATCCACTGTTGACACCGCAACAAGAGATACAACTCGGCAGACGCGTGCAACGGCTGCGTGAGTTGCAATCACTGGATCGCTCGCTGACCAACGCCGAACAGCGCGAGAAGCGCAGCGGTGAACGCGCCCGCCAGCGGTTCATTCAGTGCAACTTGCAACTCGTCGTGCATGTCGCTCGCAGGTATGACAAGCGCAACAACAAGACCATGGAGATGCTCGACCTGATCCAGGAGGGCAACATCGGCCTAGCTCGTGCTGTTGAGCTGTTCGATCCAAGCCGCGGCTACAAGTTCTCGACCTATGCCTATTGGTGGATCCGCCAAGGCATCACGCGTGCATTGATCAGCAGCGATGCCATCATCCGGCTACCAATTGGTGTGCACGAGACGATGTACAAGATCAACCGCACAATCCAGGATCTTAGCCATCAGCTTGGTTACCAACCGAGCATCACCAGAGTGGCACAAGAGATCGACATGGACCCTGGCGAGTTGTCTAATCTGCTCCGGCAAACCTACACCGTTACCAGCATCGACCAGCAGATTAACAACTCAGAAGGCCATAGCATTATTGACACTATTGCAGACCCAAATGCAGTTGATACTGACATCAGTCAAGATGTGCAAATCATGCTGCGTTACGTTGATGAGTACCTCGATGACAGGACCAAGGCGATCATTGAAGCGCGATCATGTTATCCAGCCGTCACATGGGCGCAACTTGAACGAGAGTATGGCATCTCTAAGGTAACCCTAAGCGACATCTACAAACGCGGCATTAACCGCATCCGCATGCTGATGAGCAACCCTCTGACGGATACCCCTCTTGGAACCAACAATCAAGCGGCACGGTTACGTCTGGCGCGTATGCATCAACGGCATGTGCCGTGATCATGCGCAAGACTGGCAAGCACTTATTTTCTATCATCAGATGTTGAATCAATCAACCAATCCTGAATTTTTAATGCGCGATCAACAGTCCATGATTCCTGATGACTGAACCACTCGCGCCATTCTTCACTGCCTTTTCTACGGTTGCAATTGCGGCACGATGGCACAAGGTTGGTTGTAACTGTGGCGCCACCTTTATGGCGTGGTTTGACATGGTCCAGCGTGTCGGCTAATGCGCTGCAGTATGCGCACTGATGACCCCATGCCTCAAAGATCTGCTGCCTGAATTGATGCTTTGCACTGCGCTTAGAAACGAGGTTAGAGCCATCAATCGAGTGATCCACGCAATTCGGGGATTGGTAACACCTGGAGCGATAACCCCAGGATGTGATCATTGGACGGCGCTAACTCAGTGAGTCGCGCTGCAAAGTCATCTGATACCTCGCCCGGATCATCGTCGTGGCTGCCGTACGGTATCCGTATCTCTATCAATTCTGGCGATAGCCGTTTTGCGCTGATCGCCATGCCGTGTGTAGCGGCTTACATCAGCAGTCTAATAGTCCCAGCGCACGCGAGGCTGGCCTTTGCGGACGCCAAGGTGCACGAACCCTTTAGGTGCGCCATAACCGACGCTGTACGGCCACTCACGATCAACCCATGCCTGCACCTTGTTGATGTCAGCGCCATCGACGTAGAAGTCCACAGCGCCGACGCTGGGAGCGTCGTACAGGTGCTCACTGCCTGATGCGCCACCGACAGCGCGGTTGATCGCTGCTGGCCTGTAGCCGGAGGTGATGATGATCGGCTTACCGCCGAACTGCACGCGGACTTTCTCAAGGAACTGCGTCAGCTTCACCGCGGTGTCGCACTGATGCTGGTGATCGAAGCGCCGCGCCTCCTGGTTGAGCGCGAACTCGCCGTAGGTGATGTGCGGTGTGATCTTGAAGCTGAAGGGGCTCTCGGGCGTGAACGTCGCCTCGATCGGTCCAGTGGTCTGCCGCTCTCGGCCCCACAGATCGCCCTCAGCGATGCGGCGCCGCTTCAGGCCGGCCTCCACGTTGGTGCCGGGGTTGCGGTAGAGCAGCAGGGCATCAGGCACGCCAGGCCAGTCCTTTTCGCGCAACCGCTTGCTGATGGTCTCGAAGCCCTTGGCGCCGTAGAAGCCGCTGCCGAGGTTGTAGGCGAAGCTGATCAGCGCGCACTTCTGATGGTCCGCCATCTCGCCCCAGTGCGGCACCGTGGCGCGCAGCTTGTCAGCGATCCGATCCACCTCCTGCCGCAGCAGCATGTCGGCCTCGACGGCGTTGATCCTGTCGCCGCGCTTGACCGGCCGGCCGTCGCCGTAGCGGGTGGTGCCGTAGCCGATCGTCCACGGCTCACCACCGCTGGCCGGGTCAGGGTAGGCGTCGAGGTGGCACCCCTCGAACTGCTGGATCATGCTCAGCGCCGCGCTGAGGTCTGCCTGCTTGCCGTCCTGGCTCCAGGTGTTGAACCACGCCCGATCACGCCGCATGGCCGCGGCGTAGCCGTTGACGGCCAAGTCCTGCTCCAGCTGGCTGATGGCCGCGGCCTGATGCGGCAGCCCTTTGTAGAACCGGAACAGCTGCTCCAGTGTGATCGGGGCGGCGTTGGCCATTGCTCAGCGGCGCTTGGGGAACATCATCCGGCCAGCCTGCAGCAGCAGCTGGATCCAGCTATTGGACTTGAGCGGGCTAATCGCGATGATCTCGCTGCCAGCAGCGATGACGATGGCGATGATGGCGGCAGTCTCGGGGCTCATTGTGCTTAGATCGGTGTCTTAAGACTACTTGCCAACCTGAGTAGATGGACTGTGTTCAAAGTGCAGTTTGGGTGCTGCTGCGTTGATTGCGAACGGGATGAGGAAGCTCAGTCCGATGGCGAGGCCGACGCCAATGGCGACGCGGGTTTCAATCTCGCGGAGTCGGGAGAATACAGCAGCCATGTCGCCGCGTTTTTCGCCGAGCTGGATCAGCACGGTCTCGAGCTTACCTTCGAGCGATCCGAGCTTGTGGTAAATGTCCCCATGCGAGACATCGTCGGCTGGTGGCATGGGAGCAATTACGCCTCAGTAATAGCCTAGCGACCCTGCCCGCGCAACTTCTTACGCCCACGTCGCCGGGGACGGCTGCGGGCGCCTTGGCCGATGCTGGTGGTCTTGGGCACCGATTCCTTGCGGATGGTGCCAGAAAGGCCGGCCTTTGCTTTTACTGCCACGGCAGATCAGGCGAGATGATCGGCGGGTTAGCCAGCGCGGCCAGTTGGCCGGCGAGGTTCCGCTCAAGCTCCTCAACATCCAACTGAGTCTCAAGCCAAGCAATCACTTGGTCCTTGGTCAGTTCGGCGTAAGGGGTGAAGTCATCAGGATCCACTTCGCCGACGCCGATGCTGCCGTAGCAGTCAGCGGTGTGCGTACCATCAGTGGCTTGGTAGCGCCAGTGGATGGTTTTTACCACGTCCTCTAGGTTGTTCTCCTGTGGGGCGCAGTCCAGCTGGGAGATGACCCAGGTGTAGGTGATGTCAGTCATTGGCTTGCTCGGCTTCGGTGATCTCCACGCTCTCTAGGTAGCCGACGAGCGTCGCGCCAGCTGACTGGATGAGCAGGGAGTTACCTGTGGCCTTTGCGGTGGCGTAAGCCTCGATCAGCTCGACCAGCTTTTGCTTGGACTCGGACATGAGGTGGGGTTAGATGGTGAAAGTGTAGCTGCTACCAAAGAGGCAACATCACTCATACAGAATGTTCACAGTGCCTCCGTCAAAGGATGCACTGCCGCCCGTTGTGGTGATGCGGATGCGATCCAATGTTGCAGAGAGGCCTTTTGATCCACCGCTGATAAATACAAGGTCATCATTGTCACGGGCCACTGTGCTGGATAGCACCCATGTATTGCCAGAAACTTTAGTAATAACAGCGTGACCAGAAACGGTATCACTCGCGGCTCCTATAGCAAGTGGGAATGTGCTGGCCGATCCGCTGCTGCCTGTACTTGGACCTGTCCATGCAAGACCTCCGGTATAGCCAGAAGTTTCAATGCCGCCACTATCTCCTAGCTGAACCGCGAGTGTGGCAGAGGCATCCGTGCTCACGGCGTCAATCATCACGGTAATGCGCTTTACCGATGATGGAATGCCGGTGAAATCAACGGCAGTGCCTGTCGCACTTACGGCGGTGCCGGCGGTGAGTGCGGCAACAGTTGTCCACGACGGCGACGAACCAGAGCCGTTGCTGGTGAGCACTTGGCCGCTTGTGCCGTAGTTGGCGCCAGCGATGCCGATTTCGCCAGCAGTGCCAATGCGCAGGCGTTCTGTTTCGGAACCAGCGACTAGGGTGCTAAACCTGAACTCGTGATCGGTGCTGGTTCGTTGGCCAAAGAGCCACTCAGCCGTGGCTCCTCCGTTGTAGAGGTGATACCGGGCCTGGCCAGGAGAACTGGGCGAGATGCGGATGTTGCCAATCGTGGCCGAAGGCGCAGCCAACGCAACATCGAAGCTTGTTCCAGGGGCTGTGGTGCCCAAGCCGAAGAGGCCGGTTGAGGTGACGATCCAGCGCTGGCTTCCGTTGACATGCGCTGCAATGCCAGACGGTGCGCCAATGTTCAAGACACCGCTAAGTCCAGCAGTTGTTGAACCGGTAGTTGGAGCTGCGCTATAAGTGCCCCAGATATTAAGGTGGTTGGTAAGAGTAGTGTCACTATCAGTATCACCTTGCAGCATCATGCTCAGCATTTTTGCTGTTGATATATTTGAAGCGTTGCGCCGCAACATAAAACCGGGGAAATTCCAGTTTACTGTTGTACTAATCTGTGCGGGAGTTGCTCCTCCACTGTTAAGATCTAGTGTGTAGTTAGGACTACTAGTCCCAATCCCAACGCGACCGGAGCTGTCGATGGCAAGGTTTGTTGATACTCGGCTGTTGTTGCCAATCCTGAACTGATCTGTTGCACGATCAGCCCAGATCTGCCAATTGCGTTGTCCTTGGTTTTCAATTGAAATGCCGGCGCTGTTGCTCCCGGCATCTGTCGCACTGATGTTGATCTGCGCATTGCCGTTTTCCAGCACATGCAGCAGGCTGGCCGGTGACAGCGTGCCAATTCCGACGCGGCCGTTGGTGTCAACTGTCAGATAATCAGACTCTGAACCCGCGACGCTTTTGCTCAGGATGAAGTTATGACTGGATCCTGTTTTTTGACCAAACAACCACTCAGCAATACCGCCGCCGTTAAATAGGTGGTAGCGAGCTTGGCCGGCAGAGTTTGGGGCAATACGGATGTTGCCGACCGTTGCGCTTGCAGTTGCCAGCGTGACATCAAGGCTTGTGCCGGGCGTTGCGCTGCCGATGCCCACCTCACCGGCAGCATCGATGAACACCCGGCCTGCGCTGTTCGTGGCCAAGCCAATTATGTTGCTGCCCGCCAAGTAGAGCCCGTTGGTTGGCGCCGAGCTGCCGCTGGGGATCAGCGCCGTGCCCGTGACGCTGCCAGTGCTGGTGATCGCTCCAGAGCCCAATGTGCCGCCAATGGTGGCATTGCTGGTGGTGCTGAGACCGGTCAGCGCATAGGTGCTGGTCAGCTCGCCCCAGCTGCTGCCGTTCCATTTCTGCCAGCGGTTGACCGAGCTGTTCCAGCGGATGGCGCCCGTGGGGATGTTGCTGCTGGTTGTGCCGTCAAACTGCAGCGCCAGGTCCGTGTCACGGTCCTTTACCTCCGTGAGGAAGTTGGTGTAGGTGCTGGTTAGCAGCGGATTGGACCAGTTGGCCATGGCTTAGCTTCCTCGGGCTTGCCAGCTGAAGGCGCCGCTCACACGGTTGCCCGCAGTGTCGAACAGCAGCACCTTGAAGCTGGTGGGATTGGCGACGTCCACAAAATCATAGATCGCGATTCTGGGCGTCGTTCCGCTTGGTGTGACACCAATGCTTTCAATATCCACAAACGGCACATTGAAGTTGACCGTCGTTCCACCAGTATCCGCAGAGTTTGCCGTGCCATTGCCCATGTCGTTCTTGATCTTGATGTCGAGGCGGACGTTCAGTCCACTGAGCTGCAGCAGGTCATCGCCGCCAGCACTGGTGAAGTCGTAACGGACCTTCACGTAGCGGAAGTTGGTGGCATAGATGGACTCTTGGTTTGCGTAGTCGGTCCAAGGGTCGCCAGATGCGGTTTTTACGCTGATCGCTGGGGTTACCGTCACAGAACCGGCCACCGTCTGACGCGTGAGGGTTGAGGTGATTTTCGTGCCAGCCAGCACGGTGCTGTAGTCGAACTCCTCGACGTAGCTGCCGGTGGTGGTAGACGGCATGGCGTAGATGGTGAAGCCAGCGCTCACTTGGTCCTGCAGTGTGCTCCAGCCGCGGGAGGTGAAGTGCGACTGCCAAGTTTCTGTCGTATCTACCGTTGCCAGCAGGCCCGTGCCATTGGGCGTCAGGTTGGTGGAGGTGCCGCTAAAGGTGCTGTTGATGTCCGAGCGCAGGATGTAATCCGGAGGCTGGTTGACGAGGGCGGAGACACTGGCCGGGGTGCCTTCGTTGCCTGCACTGTCGATGCCCGCCAGCCAGTAGGTGTAGGCGCCAGAGACGGTCTCGAATACCGTGGTGAACAGCCCCTGTTTGGTGCCGACCGAGGTGCCGCCTGCGTAGGTAGTGCCGCGGCGTAGTTCGTAGTAGACGATGGGCAGCGTTTGTGTTGAATCGGTCCAGCGCAGCAACACGTTGTTGTCAATCACTTGCTGGCTGATCACAGGCGCCGATGGTGATGTGACCACTACGTCTTGGAATTGCTCGGGGCCTTGTTTGCCGATAACGTCAACTGCCGCTACCCAGAATCGCTGCGTGCCTGTCCAGTCAACCTTCAAGCTGTAGGTAGTGGACTTGATTTCAGCCAATAAGGTAGCTGATGCAAAGGTGTTGCCCCTGAGCACTTTGTAATAGGCCGTTTCGAGGCTGCCCTGCACGGGATCCCAGCTCAACAGAACCTGCTCGCCCCTGAAAGTATTTTGCACATTAGGAGCTGGTGGTGCCGTGGGGGCGATAGCAACAGTTGCAGCAGCGCCAAGATTATTGTTTGCGTCAACAGCTTGGACGGTAAATGTCTGCGAACCTGTCCAGTCGATACGCGTGGTGTAGCTTGTAGATTGCAAAATTGCAACAGTTGCGTCGTTGCGTGCAATTCGGTAAAAGCGCGTTTTTGTCGTACCGTTTACTTCGCTCCAAGTCAGTACGGCGTTTTGGCCTGTGTAAGAAACGGAGACAGTTGGCGCGGCGGCTTGGGTGATTGTGACTGCTGCTGAACCTTCGGCGCTCTCGTTGCCGGCCAAGTCCACCGCTTTTACGTAGAAAGTCCGCACGCCGTTCCAGATGATCGGTAGCGAGGTGGTGGTGGTCTTGATTTCGCCAATGGCACCGGCGCTGGACCGGACCACATAGGCGGCAATGGCATAGCTGGCGGTAGAGGCTGGCCAGCTGAGTGTCACCAAGTCGCCGGCCACTGTGGCGGTGACGCTCGGTGTTGAAGGTGAAGTGATGGTGACGGTGGTGCTGGCAGCTGCGGCGCTGTAGACACCTGAGGTGTCGATGGCGCGGATCATGTAGCTGCGCGTACCGGGAGCCAGCTGGCCGAGTTTGTAACTGGTGGCGGCCACGTTGGTGACGAAGGTGGCGGACGCCCAGACTGTGCCCTGCCTGATTTCGTATTCGCTGAGATCGAGGTCGGGGACGGGGTTCCAGATCAGGGTGGCACCGATGTTGCCGTCAAGGACTGATGAGAAGCCAGTCACGTTGGAAGGCGCGGCTGTCTTGCCAAGTGCCGTGATGCTGCCGGTGGCTGCTGTGGTGGACAGCTTCAGAGCAGCGCTCATGGAGAACACCTGCACCTCAAATAGGCCGGGTGTGATGTCGAGGATTTCGTAGTCGTTGGTCAGCACATCGACCACGGCCCAGTTGGCGCTGTCTTTGCGCCACTTCACCCGGTACTGGGCAATGCCAAGTACCGCCGGCCAAGAAACAATTACCTTGGCGCGGATCTGGTTCTGGTAGCTGTAGAGCGCTTCCTCAAATGAGAGGCTGGCTGGTGCGTCGGGTATCTCGTTGAGATCAGTTGTGTCGCGAACCTCAAGGGGCCGGCCTCGCTCCACGTAGGCGTACTTGCTTGAGTTGTAGGCGAGGGCCGAGATCTGATAGGTAGCCTGATCTTGCTCGGCAACGCTGATCACGCGCCAGGTCGAAGTCTGGATTGAAGCGGTTTCGAGGATCCAGATGCTGTTGGCGTTGGGTGCCGTGGGCAGGGCAGAGGTGAGGTTGATGACCTTGCCGGCGATACTGGCGACGCTGCGGGCGGCCACCGTGCCATCCGGGAGGATGACAGATAGCGTGGCGCCGCTCGATGTCAGGCCGGTTGCGTCATCGACGGTGATTGCGGTGGTAGTTGCGGAGGCAATGCGGCCACCGCGACGGGCGCCAGCTCGCACGGGGTCGCTGACCTCGATGATCTGGCCAGTCCGCACCACCACACCGGCGTCGATGCTGGCGGAGAAGCTGATTACCTCGCCTTCGTATTGCTCCGAGTAGAGAAGCCACTCCCCAATTCGACCAGCTTGCCCACGACTGGTGCAGGCAAAGGCGCTGATCTCGGTGGTGATGGCGCCGTACTTAGAGATCGATGCTTGGTCCTCGACGACCTCGTAGCTGATATCTCTCAGCTCAAGATCTAAGTAGCTCACTACGGCTACATTTGGCCGTGTCTTTAGACTGCTGCCCGAATAGCTGAAACCCTCCTCAGAGACGTTCGCCAGCGTGAATAGATAGGCGGAGTCAGCGGGGCGGTCTTGGCTGATGGTCAGCGCCCCAGTGCTCCAGTAGGGCATGGCCCGGAACACCGAACACATGTCATTGATCAGCTTGTAGGCGTCTTCCTGCGTTTGGATGTTGATGTTGCAGGAGAAGCGGGGCTCTTGACCGCCGAAGCCGTCAGGTACCAGTTCAGCGCAATACTGGCTTGCGGAGTAGAAGGCCCACTTGTCCAGCTGCGCGGCACTGATGTGCTGGCCGAATCCGTAGCGGGTTGAGGTGAGCAGATCCCACAAGATCCAGGCGGGGTCGCTGCACCATTGCGCAGCACCAAAGCTGCCATTCCACACGCCTGCATAGATCAGGCGGCCGGTAACTGAATCGACAGTGGCGTTGTTGGGGATGCGGACCTTGATGCCACGCACCAAGAAGGAGCGCGAAGGGATGGAGTTGAATTGCTCAGCGTCGATGCGTACTGCCACCAAAGCGCTGTTGGGGTAGCGCAGCTTTGCGTAAGTGATTTCGGTGTAGCTCGACCAGCTGAAGGCGTTTGTGATTTTTACTGATTCGCCCCCTGGGGCGTCCTGCTCTGAGTTGTCGTCGGTGATGCGAGTCACCTTGATATTGACAGGTTTGGATCCAGTCAGTGTGATTAGGTAATCGCGCTGGTATAGATCGGCTGTCCGGCCTCTGATTACGTCATCAACAACAACGGTGTAACCCCCGCCTGAGTATTGCGTGGAGATTTGAAATCTGAAAACACTGCCAACAATGTCACCCTGATCCGTGATTCGCTGCAGGGCAGGAATGTTGATGGTGACGCGGACGGCATCGACTGCGGTGTCTGTGATACTGCGAACGACTGGCGTTGCCTGGAGAACTGTTACGCCAACAGCGACCTCGTTCTCAACAGCGTCAACAGTTGGGATGTAGTCCTGGTTCTGTGTTCCGTTGCGTGTCCAGACTGTTACGTTGTTGAAGTTGTATGAGTTGTCTTGATTTTGTAGGGGAGTGTTATTGATGAAGATAGATTTGTGGCCGTCTTTGAGCCCTTGGATTTCGCCTTCGCTGATGAGGTCGATGAGGTTGGCATACTGCCTTGAGTTGAGCGTGTCGGCAGCTTCGGTGGGCGTATAGGTCTGCGGACCACCGCCACTGCTGCGGTCTTTGCCGCCACCGCCACCGCCACCAGAACCGCCAATCCGTTTCATGCCGTCACCTGTTCAGTGTCGATGCCTGCTGAAATCACAATTGAGCCCACCAGTGTCTCGCCGTAAACGATGGGCACTGGAGTGCCTTGGCGGCTGGTGTTTTGTATTCCACTAAAGGAATAACTCTTGCGGGGGTCCTTGGCGGTGTCAACCGTTGAGGGGGTGCTGAGTGTTGGGACAGGTGTAAGCAGCTGGGCTACGCCGCCAAGCACTAGAGAAACGCCGATACCAGCAAGGACAGTGCTAACGGAAAGTGGGGCCGCAAGGCCCAGCAGGCCAATAGTTGCACCACCTGTAAAAAAGGCAGCAGCAATTAAGCCGACGCCAACAAGAATCCGCCCCGTAGCGCCAGCGCCGGCCACCACTGGCACGATCTTGATCTCTTGGCTGCCGGCTGGATCGTGGATCTCGTCAAGCGATAGGTCGTATCTGCCGACGCTTACGCGGTAATGCTGTTCTGCCATGTGGCGTTCCAGCTGGGGGAAGTTGGTTACAAGGAAGCGCACAGCCTCAGCTGCGTTGGAAACTTCGGCTTTAAACTTGCGGCGCTTCAGGAACTTGGCCAAGCGCCCGTAGATGCGGATTGTGCGCAACATCACGTCAGCTCTAGCCTCCCTGCATCGTAATGGCGGAGACGGCGGCCAGTGCATTTCTGCAGCCAGCCGCCGTACATGTCGCGACTACTGAGCCGGCCGCGAATGTGGTGCAGCACCAGCTGGTCGCCGATGTAAACGCCGACGTGATTGAGGCCGGAACCGCTGATGTTCATGAGCAGCGCATCGCGGGGCTGCAGCTCTTCCTCTTCGGCCAGCTCGCGGAAGCCGGCTTCTTTCCAGTAGCGATCAAACAGGGGATCTGCCTCAAATGCCTCTGGCGTCAGCGGGCGCTCCCAGTCGGGTAGTTGCAGGCCATGCTCGACGTACCAGTCACGGGCCAGCGTCCAGCAGTCGGTAATGCCCCATGCCCATTCGCGGCCGACTAGGGGTGCCTTGTAGCCGGATGGTTCGCAGCCGCCCCACACCTCGGTTTTGGGGTTGACGATATGCCACGGTAGGCCGCTGTTTTCGCAGGCCACCAGATCAGGGCCGCTGGGTTGTGGCGGGGTGACCGGATGGCTATGGACCACCGCGATGATTTCGCCGGCATCTTCGGCGGCTGCGTAGTCATCCGGGTTGAGGATGAACTGGTCTGCACCGGTGCAGAGGTTCTGGCACGGCCAGTAGCGTTCGCGGCCTTTGACCACCACCAGCAGCCCGCAGGCTTCGCGTGGATCCTCGGCCTTGGCGTGATCAAGTGCTGCGGTACGCCAGGTCATGAGGAGTAGGTGCCCACGCCGGGGAATGAGCCAAAGGGCAACGGGGCTGTTGAGCCAAAGCGGATTTGGCAGCTGCTCAATCGTTTGCCGCAGACATCTTCTGGCGCGGTGGCGACGCTTTGATCGTTTTCGTTGTAGTAGGAAGTGCCGGTGTAGCTACACTCTGCAGACCTGTAGGCCCACTGGCAAATGTTGCTGATGCACTGGCGTCGGGGTGCACGTACCCCGATCAGGTCAAATGCTGCTGCAAGTTCAAACTCCACCGCATCGCGGGTTTCGACTGACTTGCGGTCGATGTAGTAGACCTCGCGTGGAAACTCTGCTGTCGGGTCCGGGGTGCCGTAAGGGTTGACGTCACCGGGGAAGTTCACCGCATCGATGTAGCGGGCCAGGGTGCGGATCCGGGACACCTTGGCACCTTCCAGGCCCTTTGGCAAGGTCAGCAGGATTGCGGTGATGGTGCCCATGATGTTGCTGCAGCGCAGGCGTGGACGCGGCAACGAACCCTTGCCTTCATAAGCAAAACCGTCTGCCTCAATGGGAAACCGGAGGTAGCTATTGCCGGCCCACACCAATTGCCCGCCGGCATTCAGGTTGGTGCCAGCGTGGAAGCGGTAAATGTCGGCTACGCCGTGTTGCGGAACGTTCAGCTCCAGCACGAATAGCTCGATAACGGCGCTGGGCGCGATTGCCTGAAGATCAGAAACGGGGACGGTCACGGCTCAAATACCTGCGTGAAGGTCGCGTCAATCTTGCTGCGATCAAAATCAAATAGCTCGCGCGTCCAGCTAGGGCAAATCCACTTGTAGCTGACGGCTTCACCTGGAGGGGTCCAAGTGAAAGAAGCGGCATCAGCGGCCCGAGCGTCTAGGAATGCTTCGATGACATCGGCGTCATCGTCGGTTACGTTAAAAGACAATCGCCATTCCTTGGGGTTTTGGTTGAGGCCGAACGTGACGCGCTGCTGGTAACCGTCGCCAAATTGCGTAGTGCGAATCTTTGGCTCGCTGCTTTTGGTGGCCGAATACGTCGGTTTGTAGTTAGGGAAGGTAGCCATTACACCAGCAAGCCTCCAGGGCGTTTTTGTTTGATGAGTTCTTGCTGGACGGCGGCAGCAATGACGCGGCCCAGTTGGTTGCCCTGTTGGTCGTTGCCTTCTACTTTACTGCCGCTGGCATCAACGTTCACTACAACACTGGTGCTGCCGCCACTGCCCAGCTTGTCGTTGGGCACGATGGACCCGCTGCGGCCAGGCACGAACAGTTCAGGGCCACGCTCGCCGACAAGATATGTCGAGCCACCGGTGACGGGTCCGCCGTTGGCGCGTTTCATAAACAAGCCACCCAGCAATCCGCCTCCGGTGCCAGTGCCGGACATTGCACCAAATAGGGCAAAGTTGATCGCGACATCCAGCACTTTGTTAGCAATGTTTTTCAAAACGCCACTAGCCACTTCGCCTAGTGTCTTGGTCCCATCAACGGCGCCTTGTATTGCATCAACAATGCCCGATTTGATAGACATGCCAATATCGGTGTATACATCTTTTAGCTGCTGGGCGGCAGTTTTGGCCGCTTCTTGCTCTTTGGTGAGCTTTTGAATCTCGGCAATTTTCAGGCCAAGCGCTTGCCTATCTGCATCGGTTAGAACGATGCCAGCCTTCTTAAGTGTGTTCTCAATTTCCAGCAGTTGCAGCGCCTGCTTCTGGGCTTCTGTCACAGCAGATACCTTGATCCTTTGCATGTCAAGGTTGGCCAATGCATCAGCAATGGCCTCTTGTTGCTGGCGGTATTGCTCTTCTGCCTTGCCTGTCTGCTCGGCAAGCAACGTATTGATCTCCAATTCGAGCCCGAGTCTTTTTATTTTGAGATCATTGGTGGTTTCATCAAAAGCCAAGGCTGCACGTGCCTTGTCTTGCTCGGATGCGATAATTTCTGCCCGCACTTCTGCCCGTTTAGTCAGTGTTTCATCAATCGCGCCGATCTGATATTTGATATTTAGCAGCTTCGACGAGTATTCAACCATTCGTTGCGCTTGCTGCGGATTCTCACTTGCGGCTGCGGTGTTCATCATCTTTGCAGTGGCCGCAGACAACCTTGCTTGCTGCTCTTGCAGTCTGCGTCCGATATTGCCGCCGATTAGGTCGTCAATGTTGAGCGCTTTGCTGCGCTTCTCCTTCTCAGTTTCTGGCAGCAGTGCTGGGGTCGCAGGTGTAGTAGCGGCAGGCTTATCTGGTTTGGACTGTTGGCGCAGACTGCCCAGCCTCTGTTCAAGTTTTTGAGCTTCTTTTTGCAGCTGCTGCAGTTCATATTTCATGCCAGGTAATGCTGGCTGGCCGCCACCCATCACTTGCCCATCTACGCCCAAAACAGGAGCGCCGGATTGCGTACCGATTCCAGCAGCCTCTCCTGCCTTAATGGCTGCTTGGAGTTCCTTGATTCGAGCGCGTGTGTTAAATAATTGATCGTTGGCTTTTTTGTAATCAGGACCGGCCAGTGCTTGATTGATTTTGTCTACCACCATCGTGGCAAAATCAAGAGTCTCTTTCAGCGCAGGTTTAAGTGTCTCGCCAATTGTCTTGGCGAGCATTTCCACGCCATCTGTCAGGGTGCTCCATTTGCCGGCCAGCGTATCACTCTGCGCAATGGCGCCATTGGCGTATTTGCCGCCTGCATTGGTCAGCCGAATAACCGCAACCTCAACCGCCTCGGCTCCAATGCGGCCTTTGCTCAATGCTTTCTGGAATTCCTCTCCAGATAGCCCATACATCTTGCGCAGCTCTTCTTGCAGTGCCACGCCGCGCTCCTGGAACTGCAGCAGCTCCTCGCCTTGCAGCCTGCCTTTGGCCTGCACTTGGCCATAGGCGGTCACCAAGCCTTGCAGTTCGGCACCAGTGGCGCCGCTGACATCAGCCAGCCGCTTGGTGGTTTCAACTACCTTGTCGGCCTGTATGCCAAACGCCTGTAGTCGCTTGGCCGAATCGATCAACTCGGTGCTAGTGAATGGCGTTACAGCGCCCAGCTGTTGCAGCTCTTTGATGATCTGCCCAGCTTTTTCTGCGCTGCCGGTCAATACCTCAAGGCTGCGCGTTTGGCTTTCTAGCTCAGCCGTCTTGGCAAATACAAACTTAAATGCCTGCAGCGCGCCAAAAGCAACTGCAAGCTTGCCGGCAGCAGCAGCAACACCATTAAACGCCTTTTCTGTCGCGCCTGCTTGCGACTGTACCTCGCGCAGTTTGCTAACGGCATTACGGCTGTCAACATTGATGGCGACATTAGCGACGACAGACACAGCGCAACCCTACCGCCTTTGCTTCATTCTACGCTCCTGCTCTTCGTTTTGAAGCTCAAAGTAGCTGCTCCAGATGAGCAACTCCTCTAGCGTCACCTCTTGATTGAGCCTAGCCAAGCTATAGCCAAGCTCCTTTGCAACGCCAAGCTGTAGCAGTAGCAGATTGTCTTTACTTAGCTCCTTCTTTAATGCTTTTCATGTCCAGCTGCTCTGCATCCTCTGGATTAGTGATGATTGCTAGCATCATGCCTTGCAGGTCGGCATCCTGCACTTCTTCCTTTAGTTCGGCAATTTCACCGGCCGCAAACAAGCGCTTACCGGTGTCGTCCATAGCCTTGGTAACTAGCAAGTTCAATGCAAAGCCATTGGTATTGTTGCCGCCAGGCATGCTTTCTGCGCGCTCTCGTTCGGCCATGGTCAATGGCGCGGAGTAAAACTCAAACACACTGCCATCGGTTAGCGTTACAACCCGTTTGGTTGGCGTCAGGTTGGCTGCTTTCTTGAGGCGTGCAAGCGCGGATCCCATAAAAGTTGATGAGTTAGGTGTACTCTAAGCACAAAAAAGCCCCAGCGCAAGCCGGGGCGATTTTGCTATCAGGCGCTGGTGCTGAAATCAAACGTTGGCACGCCAGCCGGACGGAAGGCAATTTCCACCTGCTGGGCATCGTCAGGGTTGACGTTTAGGCTGGCCGAGGTCAGCACTGCATCCATGGCAATACTGCGGCTCAGCGCCTCAGTCCCCTGCTTGTCGGTGTACAGCTTGAAGGCGCAGCCCACCTGCTGACGCTGCAGCACGTCTTCCACCATGCGGTTAGACAGTGCAGCGTCTTCGTTGGTCACGTAGACGGTGGCAGTGCCATTGCCGTCGGCAAAGCCAGGGATGTAGGCACGGAAGGGTGCATACTGCCCAGCGGCTTGGCCGATAGTGGTCACATCAATCTCAGCGCGGCTGATCTCAAAAGACCAGGATTGCACTTGCCCAACGGCAGCGAAATCGGCGTAGTACACCTCAAACTCGTTGGGTGCCACTGCGGTGCCATCGTCGGTGATGGCAAGGATGGTGCCACCAGCGGACGTGGAGACGGTCAGCGCACCAGTCGCAGCTGTGTAGCTGAGGACGTAGTAAGTGGTGGCTGCATCGATGGGCGAGGGCAGCGTGCCAGTGCCGGAGCCGCCGGTCTGGCTGTTGATGACGCGGAACTTGACCGGATCGCCAGCCTTGAAATTCAAGTAGGTGGCGATGGTGATAACATCCGTGCTGGCATTAACGCCAGACTCGGGGAAGTTGCCGTTAGTGCCGGCGGGTTTGTAGTAGAGGGCGCCGGACGTACCGGACAGAACAGTAACAGCCATGTTGTGAACGGTAGTGGCTACCGTTAGTCTAGATACGCTTCAAACGTAGCAGTTAGCTGGGTTTGAAAGTAAGGCTCAGGCGCTGCTGGCGTTACTTGCGCTGGCCCCGAGGCTGCATCAAAGATAATGCTTGAAAACTTGGCGCGATCAAACAAATCCTTTAGCCGCTCTGCAATGGTGAAATTAGCAGCAGTGCCTTGACCCTGCGGCGTAAAGACATTGACCACCAGCGTGCCAGTCTGGCGGTTGAAGCCAACGCCACCAGTCGGCAACAGCGTGGCATAGGCGTTGTCGCCAAAGCGGATGAATGCCTGCAGCCATGGTGCATTGTTTGGCGGCGTAAATGGCACGTTCTGATAGCTCACCGGATATGCCGGCGCAATCGCCATCTGTGTAGCAATGCGGCCTTCAATGGCAGCGCGGACGTCGTTGATGGTGCTACTCATGATTCGCGTCCGATGCGGTCAGCGTTGACGTGCACAAAGCCTTGGATGTCTTTGGCGATGCCTTGCACCCACCCCGCCGGCGCTTTTTTGCTGCTGCCATTGGCAAGAGGCTCTGCATACGGCAGATTGTTGTGCACGCTGTACACGTTACCGAGATTTTCTTGCTGGTAGCCGATGCGTTCAATCTGCGGAGTGCCGCTGTAGGTCCCCGCAGGTTTCTCCCCGCCTGGCGCTGCATTCTCCCCTACCTGCCAACTAACGCGAAACCTTCCAGTATCGACAGGGCTTGCCTGTTTGACTCTTGAGTCAGTCTCTAACACAGCAACCCGCAGTAACTTTTCCATCTGCTGGTTCACGTAATCGCCAATATCACCAACGCGGATAGTGCGTGCCATCAGTCCCTCAGGATTAGCTCGTAGGTGATTGGCTGGTTGTCTTGCTCGATAGTGCGCACCTCAATTACCTGCAAGCTACGGGTGCTAATGATGACGCGATCAGCGGTGGTTGGTGCTGCTGCGGTATCTGCTGCTGCAATAGTCAGCCGCTTGTCGCCAGCTTGGATAAGGCCGTTGACTTCACGCAGGTTTACATCTTCCAACACGCCACGCAATGCGGTATCGCTGGTGGTTTCGCTGACGGTGCCAGTAGTTGGGTTGTAGATGCCAGGCGTGACGCGGCGTAGTGTTGCAACACCGCCAAACTTTGCCATCAACTTGCTGGCAACCTTGCGTAAAGGGCTGGCTAGTGTCATGCAAACACCTCGCTGGCAACAATCCTGCCGCGACTAAAGGTGATGTCAACGTTGCTGCTGTGGTTGGCGATGAACAGTGCTACTTCATCGTTAGCGGCCATGCTGATCATCCAGTTGGTGACCAACTTGGCTTCCTCGTTGCCCAAGCCGGTAAAGGCGCGGCATTCGGTTTGATCTATGGCGGTGCCGTTCTTGGCCAGCTTGATGCCGAGCACTTTGTTGTTGCCGCTGACGGTCTTGGCGTCGATGCTGCCATAAAAACGCAGCAGCTTTGTGCTACCGCTGGTGTTTTTCAATGCAAAGGCATGTGTTGTGCCAAGCGTCATGCCGTTGACAGTACTGGCGTCAAGCGTTGCAGTCAATCCGGTGGTGACATATACGCCCTGCGCAACTATGTCAATGGTGCCGCTATCCATCTTGCTGGCTTGGCCGCGCACCATAATTGCAGCTGCGCCAGATGGGCCTGCAGGGCCTGGCGTGGTAACAGTAACTGTGTTGGTAGCCTCGTTGACGATTACGGATGTCATGGTGCTGTGTAGCCCTCCGAGACGAATACGATGCCTTCTAGGTAATAGTTGCGCAAGCCGCTGGAGTCTTCCAGCAAAACATCGTAATAGGCTTCATTGGGAAAGCCTGCAGTCTGCGTATCGGTCAATGCAATGCTGATTTGCCCAGCAGAGCGGTTGGTGTAGGTAACAGCAAAGTCAGCATATTTGGTGGTGCGGCCTTCATTCCACACTTGCGCGTAAGCAGTCCAGCCGGTCAGATTGATATTGGCATTGTTGGAATCTTTGAACTGCAGCGACAGGTCATAATCAGCCCGTCGCTGGATGGCGATATTGTGCTGGCCGGGTTGAACGCTCATAGCCAGACTCTAACCGGCTGCTCAGGGCTCACCGCATACTCTGCCCACCCCTCAGGCAAGTCACCGATGTAGTTGACGTGCCAGCCGCTCAGCAGCACGGGTGGGGTGATTACCTCGCCGGTGTCGGGGTCGTAGGTGCCGCCTTTGTAGATGGGGCCGATCACGTCCAGCGCGTGCGTGTGGCTGGCGGTGAGGACCACGGTGTCGCCGTCGTCATTGGTGGTAGTGAAGCCAGCAGCATCTAGGGCGGCCATGCCGGTGGGCTCGTCGGGGAAGCGAAGGTAGTGCGTCATTGCGTGATCGCCTGGAGGGTGCTGTCGGGGAGGCGCTGGGGGAAGAACGCGAGGCGCTTGATGGTGCCGTTGAGTTGGCCAACGCTGGCAACATTCATGCCAATAGCAAGCGAACTTGTTGTAGGCACTGTGCCAGAGGTGTCTATCTGTAACGCACCGCCATTTGCGGATCCGGCAAAATTGTCAGCCTTATATCCAAGAATGTGCCGCAGAGCAGCGCGACTTGCAATGGCATTTCCTTGTACTGAGTTCCACTGATCAACACCGCCATTGTTTACACGCCATTGGATATTCGTATCACTAGAGTAACCGGCAATAATTCGATTGTTTGCAGTGCCGTCGTGGAAGTTGTAAATAGTGCTGCTTGCAGGAACTCCAGCGCACTCCTCAAACACCGTCCCCTCATCCTGCCGGTACCAGGAGCTGAACGCCGTGCCGGTGATGCTGGGCACGTCTGCACTGCGGGTGACCGTGGCGGTGGTGGTGGAAATGTACGACGTGGGGAAGGCCCCGGCTTCTAGTTGGGCGCCCCAGACGTAGACATCCCCGCTAGTGGATGGCATTCGCAGCCACTGTTGGTTTTGAGTATGTGTTTGAGTAGCAGTATCCGTCATGACACACCTATACCAACCGTCGCCCACTGCTGTCATTGAGCCAGTAGCTCCATTTGTAAATGCAGGAACACCAGTGTCCAGGTTCCATGTAGCAACTGGATTGCCACCACCAGAATTAAACGTAGTTCCAAATAACAAGGTTAAACAGGTGGATGTATTTGCTTTTTTAAGGTAAACAGAATAAGTGTAAGTTGTGCCACTTACAAATTGATTAGATGAAGCATTTGGCTGTTCCAAATATCCTATTTGTGTGCCGCCGCTAGCCAGCCGGTCAGCAGTTACAGACCCGGCAGGTGACACTATTTGATTTGCAGTACGAACCAATCCATCATTTGCGGTCCATGTAGTTAACAAATCTTCCGACTGCAACAAGAAGTTCGTCCTCTGCTCCTCCACCAGCAGGCCAAGGCTTTCGCCGGTCGTGGGGTTGTGGTCGAACCGTGGGGCGCTGTTGATCGTGCTGGTGGTGGGGATGTACTCGCCCACCGTGCTGGACTGCTCTAGTTGGGCGCCCCAGAGGAACACTCCTTTGACACCATCGCCGTTGCCCGCGTCAGAGTTAATGATATGTAACCGGATACCGGCGGCAGTAACCGCAGGGTAGGTAACCGTGACAACACATCTATACCAGCCATTTCCTGCACTTACTACCGAAGCAGAGGCATTTGTTCCACCATTTGCAGTTGTTACCGCTGTTGTGATTGTTCCAATGCTTGGGTCAAAAGTTGCGCGAGCGTATGGCGTGGTGTTGTTATTCGAGAGAAGGACCAGCTCAACTCTATCAAATCCACCAGCTCTTATATAAACAGACCCTGTAACTGTTGCGCCAGAAGCAATCGTGACGCCTTGGACGACTTGCCCACTGGGTCCACCATTTGTAGCAATTAACTTGTCTGCTGTAACTGAACCATTCGGAGATGTTGCTGAGTCTGTCGAAATGGTTCCAGTGACCAACGTCCAGTGTGTTCCAAACTCCTCACTCCTTAGCAACAAATTCGTCGTCGCGGTCTTGATCAGCCCGTCGCTGCCCACGTACGTGCCGCTGCTGGCGCGGGTGAAGGTGACGAGCTGCTGCCCAGTAACTGCATCCGTCAGGCTCTTGTCATCAGCAAAGCGCAGATCCAGTGACGGCACTGCACGCGCACGACGCCATAGTTCATTCTTGACCCATGGGCCAGCTAGTACGCCACCAGGTGCTACTGCTGCCCGGAACGCTGCAGAGCCTCGCATCAGAGTCCAGCCTCCAGGGTGTTGACCCTGAGTTCAACAGTGCTTGCGCTTACCGGGGTATATGCACCACGGGTTTCGATCTCAGCAAACAAACTGGTGCTAGCAGCGGCCAGCTTGACCAGACGACCGGGGTAATCGACCTGCGTGTAGATGGTGCTGCCGAGGTCTTGGGGGGCCGCCAGGTCAACAAAGCCCAAGTAGCTGGCCCGCTCACCACTGACCAGGTCAAAGGGGGCGTTGTCCGCGATGGCGGTAGGGCTGGCGGAGTACAAGTGAACCCGGAACGCGCCCATGCCGCTGGGCACCGTGCTGTCGCTAAGCACCAACGACAGGCTCTGGATTAGCACAAAGCCCCCACTTGGGCCAGCAGCGGTCAGGCTGATGATTGCACTGCCGCCGGTATCCCCAACCACGTCGCCAGCGGTGTAGGCGGTGGTGTTAGATGGACGGGTAATAGTGGCAGTAGTGCGGTAGGCGCCGCCTGCCACAAGGCTTGCATAACTGCCGTCAGACCTACGCTGTAGGCCAATGTCACCGCCGGCAGGAGAAATAAGATCAGGCATGATTAGCTCCGGCGAATTGCAACGTTACCAGGTCCACTTATTCTAAGCCCTGTCAGGTAACGCTCCATCAGCGGTGGCACCTTATCAGCGCCAACGGCGCCATAGCCAAGATTAGGCGTCACGTCAAGGCTGCCGATCTTTACGTTCTTGTAGTCCTCAAGCCCGCTTAGCCCAAGCGCGCTGGTGTTGTTATGGAGGAATACCGCTAGCACGGTTTGCGCGTACTGAATTTGCGTTGGAATTTCGGTATCAGTGAAATAATCAGTAGTAATGCGAAACGGGAATCCAACCGCATAGGTGTTGATGTAAGTGTCAGGCTTGCGCACGCCAGTACGCGGCCACTGCAGCGCCTGCGTATCGGTCGCCCGTGCGCCACGGAACCGCTCGCGGTCTAGCCGTTGCGTCGCGGTAAAGAGTGCCCGGTTCTTTTGGTCAGTGGTAGCCGATGCCCATGCTGTGACATCAGCATCCTGCACAAAGCCGTCAATGATCGCTTGCGCTGCTGCTAGCGTCAGGTAGCTGTTGGCGTTTGCGCCGCCCACTGTTGCGTCGATTGCTATTGGCATCCGTGGGCACCTCCGGTATGTCTAGTTTAGGCTCTGGCATAGAAAGAGAGGCCACCTCCGAAGAGGCAGCCTCGGCTTCACGCAGTCGCCGGAAAGCGAACAGCCCCATCAGACGCGCTTAAGCAGCACGGTCAGGATCACACCAGCCAAGGCGGTGGTAGTACCTGTCACGTCCAGCGACAGCCGGTTGCCAACCTCAAGAACGAGGTCAGCAGCAGTCGTGGTCAAGGCAGGAGTCTGCTCGGTAAGAGCAGTGCCTTTGAAGTTGATGGTGGCGCTCAGCAGATCGTCGCCAGCGGTGGCGGCTTCAGTGCCTTGGCAACGACGGACGGTGCCGGTTACGGCGCTGCCATCGCTACCGGCAGTTGCGTGAACTTCACGCACTGCCACCACTTCACACTTAACGGGAGCAGTCCAGAATTGCACGTCGGCAATCGAGGATGCCCCGTAAAAAGTGGCTTCAAGATACTGCTCTGTAGACAGTTCAAACTGGGAAGGTTGTGCCATGGTTAGTTACCTCAATCGAAGTTAGAGGTGTTGGTGGCGCGCACGATGCCGAGGTTCTTCAGCTCGTACACCTTCGACCAGTTGCCAACCGTCTCGAGCTGAGCGCGGGTCGGGTTGACGGTAGTCACGCCCCACTTGGCACCAACGGGGTGGTAGCAATAGTGCAGGTCGATCGACATGGCATCGCTCTTGGCGAGGATGTCACGATCGGTTTCGGTCTGCATTGCCAGCTGTTCGCCGGAAGCAACAGCACCCTGGGTGAAGAAGTAGGTGGCGTACTCAGTCGAGCTGCCGCTGCCGTCGGTCTGCACATCGTCAGACACGATCACGCGCAGACCCATGTAGGTCGGCACGCTCACGGGGCCGTAGGCACCAGCAATGCTGCCGCCGACAAAGTCAGTGACGCTAGAGGTCAGACGTGCGTCTGTCTCGGTCACATAGTCGATCGCCTTGCGCTCAACCAGGTCGTAATAGACCTTGGAGTGCATGGCAACAGCGGCCAGCTTGTCGCCTTGATCACCCAGCAGGCTGCGGGCTTCGGCAACGTGACGGGGGCTCAGCGTGGTGGGGGTATCACCAGACTCGCCGTCAATGGTCAGGCCAAAGAAAGCAGCAGAACTGGAGGTAGAACCTAGGCTGCCGAACACACCGCCGAGGCAGGACAAAAGGTCCTTTTGGCGCTGGTTGGCAACGTAATCAGCGATCTTGGCGCCGATAGCAGCCATGGGGTCAGCGCCAGCAGCAAGAGCTGCCAAGTCGCGTGACTCAAAGGCACGGCCACGGTGCAGGATAACGCCGACTTGCTTGTCAGAAGTGATCTTGCCAGGCGTCAGCGAAGTGCTGTCAGTCAGCACCTCGAAATCACCGGTCAGGTTGGCTTTCCAGAAAGGGACGTTGATAAAATCACCACCCTCAGTTGCATTCAGCTCCGCCATGGGCTGAACCACACCGCTAGCCAAGAAGGCATCACGCTGCGTGGTTTGCTCAATGACGTAAGGCGTAAAAACCTCTGGGATGATGATGTCAGAGCGAAGAGTCGCCATGATTCATCTCGGGGGAATGGTTTACGGTGTGGGCGCAGCCCAATGCACCAGCGCAGCCGGTTGCAAATAGCTTAGCGGTTAGCTGTTGCTTTCATACGTTCATACAAATCACGGTCTGTACGAAACAGCCGCGCCTGTTCTGTCAGATTGAATGTATCCCTGTTGAACGGATTGGCCATGCCCGGCGGGATGCTGTTGGTTGTTACACCAGCAGCAGGGGCACCGCCACCTTGCGGCTTAGGTTGCTTTTGCATCCAAGCTGGCAGCGTCTTGGCCCATTCGCTAACGGGCGTGCGTTGATAGCCATCGACCACGACGACAGTGCCGTCTGGGTCGCGTTCAATCTGGTCGGCGCTCAGTTTGGTCTTTAGCACCATGTCGGGGTCATGCACGATGTCAGCCAGCGCCGTTACTGCTGGTGTGACCAGCTCCAGTTCGCGGACTCGCGCTTCAAGGGTTGCGATGCGCTGGTCCTTTTCCGCCGTCGCCTCACGGAACTGCTGCTCCAGAGCTTGTCGCGCCTCTTGATACTTACCTTGCGACTCAAGCTGCTGCTGTTCGTGGTTGCGCTTGAACTCCAAT